TCGCCGATAGCACTGAGGCCCTCGCCCAGGTTGGACGGTGCCTTGCGCTTCTGCATCAGCATCGCCAGTGCGATCTTCTGGCGCAATGCCTGCGGCGTGTTGCTGTCGCCAGCACCGGCGAAGAAGAACCCAGGTCCGAACATGCTGGTGAGATCTGGCATCACGCGGCCCTCAGGATGTTGCCCATCACGCGACGTGTATCGATGGCTTTACGGCCGCGGATATTACGAACCGCGCCAGGGTCGACCCGCTCGACGTCCTGCGCCATCGGCCCGATGTGACGCATGCTAGCCGGGTCGTTCTTGTACTCGTATTCGTAAATCGGCAGCTTCTCGCGCTCGGCTGCTTCGTTAAACGCAAACACAGTGCCGACAGGGTCGATGTTCTTTTTCTCGCGCTCGTCGGACATCTTCATGGCGCCAGCGCCGAGGCCGAGCACGCCACCCATTATCTGCTGCCAGTTCTGGTTCTGGGTCTGGTAGTTGGCTTGGTTCTGCGCAAAGTTCTGGTTCATGATGCCGGCAAAATCGGTATTTGCGATTTGCGAGCTTGGCGTGTTGAGCCAGTTGGGCTGCTGCACCTGACCGCCGCTCATCAGCGCGCTGATCTCGTTCAGCGGCTGGTTGCGCTGCTGGTAGGCCTCCTGCATGTATTGATTGCGCCCGGTCTGGGCGGCATTGAAGCCGGATTGCTGCTGCGCCAGCTGCTGCGCCAAGCCTTGATTGCCGAACCCGGCCATCTGTGCATTCTGGCCGAATTGCTGGCCAACTGCCTGATTGCCGAAAGTAGCGCGGCCTTGAGCCTGATCGTAAGCCTGCTGCTGGGCAGCATTCTGGAAGCCGGCACGTTGCGCCGCCATGTCCATCATGCGCTGCTGCTCTTGGCCGGCCTGACCGATGGCTCCAAACCGGGTATCGGTTGCCTGCCGGTTATAATCGTCCATCGCCGATGTGTAGGCTTGCGAGCCGTAGCGGATGCCCTGGTCGGCAAGGCGGGTTTCGATATTGCTCCGCTCCCGCGCCAACTGCGGATTAATCCGCGACATCAGCGCATCTTCGACGTTCTGGCGGTCCTGGCTGAAGTCGCCGGCGCCATAGCTGCGCGTGATGTCGCCGGCGTCGCCAAACGTCTGCTGCACCTGACCGCCAGGATCGAATGAGGTCGCGGCCTTGGGGACGTCGAGGATGTTCTGGGCGTTGCCGCCGGCCGGGGCGGCGCTGTTGGGATTGAACGGCGCGTTCAGTATATTGCCAACCCGCTGCGACTGCTGGTTACCCATCGTCGCTAAGTTGAGCTGGGTCTGGTCGTTCTGCGTCTTCAGCGCCTGCCCAGATGGGGACAGCGATTGCGTCGCGGTGAACCGCGGGATCGAGTAGGTGCTGCCGGTTGACGGGTCGGTCCAGTCGTAATTCCCCGTCACGTTGTAATTGATCGAGCCTTCCGGCGTGACCTGATTGGTGTTGTTCAGGAACGCGTTCGCCACCCCCGTCGAGACGTTGGTGCCGGTCTGCGCCGCCGCGGTCTGATATGGATTGGGCGGGGTCGGGGGATCTGGCTTACCCATCGTGCTCTCCTAGTAGAGGCCCTGCGGCCCTTGTGGCATCTGCGGCATCGGCGCCACGTCGGCACCAACCGGCGGCCCCTGCGGTGCCATCGGCTGCGCCTGCGGAGGCGCCATAGGCGGTGGCTGTTGCGGCTGTTGCGGAGGTGGCGCCAGCGACATCGGCGCTCCCGGCTGCTGGGGCGGCTGGCCCATGCTGCCAAGGGAGTTTCCGATTGCCGACAGGCCCTGGCCAATGTTCTGGGGCAGCGGCTGCGGATATTGCGGCATCCGACCCTTCCCTGGCGGGTTGGCGATGCCCATCAGCGCCATCGTGATGGCGTTGCGCTGGTCGTCCTGCGGTGCTCCTGGCATGCTCATTCTGCGGCCTCTCTGACAAGATCTGGCCTCAAATGATGACCAAATCGTCGGTTGAACTTGTTATCTGCCCAAGCCTCTACCGTCAGTAAGCAGATCACGCCATCACGGTCCCGGCCGAACAGCCGGGGCACGTGCACGAAGTCGTAGCCATACTTGGCCAGCACCCCGAGCAGTTTCTCGTCGTCCCGCGGCGTGCGCTGCACCACCATCTGGCAGCCGCAGTCATGGAACGGGTATTGAAACATGCGCCTTAATGTTTCACGTGAAAGCCACGGCTCGCCCGGCAACGCCGCGCCGGAGATCTCGATGATGCCGGCCTCCGGATCCCAATTATGAAACACGATACCGGCGATCAGGTCGCCCTGGTCGATGATGCCGATGGTCTTGATGTTGAACCCGAAGCCGCGCGAGCAATGCGGGATCAGCCGTGCCACGAACGACGACACCACCCCGTCATGCCCGTACACGTATTCGAGCATCAGCCGCCTCCTGGCAGGATCTGGAACGGGTCGTTATTGAGCGGCGTATTGCGCAGCGGCAGCGCGCCGCCGGGGCTGTCGACGCCGTAGGTGCCAGAGAAACCGGGTGGCATCCCACCGCCGCCGCCATACCGATCGCCGGTATAATACTGGCTCGGCGTGCCGTAATTGGATCCCCAGTCACTGAAACGGTTGGCGAACGAACTGGGGTCGTAGGCCGGTGTGCCAGACCACATACTGGAGAAGTCTTGCTGCGGCTGGTAAGCGGAATTGTCGAAGCCGCCGTAACCGGGCGCGTAACCGTAATCTCCGATGCCGCCGCCGCCATAGGCACCATAGAAATTGCCGCTCCAGGAATAGTCCGGCTGCGACCCGCCGCCGCCCAAAAATTCACCCGTAAACGGGTCAAATTTCCCGCCGCCGCCGCCGCCGCCGCCGCCGCCATAGTAGTTGGCGTCAAACATGGAGCCGGGTGCACTCTGAAAACCGCCGCCGAAGATCGAAGGGTCATAACCCAGCGAACCGTAGTTGGGCTGCGCCGGGGTCTGCCAGCTGGTGCCGAGACCATACGAGGATGGATCATAATAGTCGTAACCAGCGCCCCCGCCGGTGTAGGGATTTGCTTGCTGTTGCCCGCCGGTCATGTCTGTGAAGTAGGAACCCCAGTCATACGACGGCGTCGCGGCCTGCGGTTGGTTGTACAAGTAGGAGAAGTCAGCACCGCCTCCCCCCCATGGGCTGTAAGCTGAATAGTCATAGGATGGTTGTTGATACCAGCTGGTATCTGGTATCGCGGACTGGCCGTAGTCAGCGAATGGGCTGGCTCCGCCGCCCCACAAACTACTCATGTAATCGGCACCGCTCTCAAAACCGCCGGTCTGCCGGCCATATATGTCCTGATGGGGGATGTCCGGCAACGGGCCGCCGTACTCGACCGTGCCGCTGGGGTAGCCACCGCCACCGCTAAAGCCGCCTGTCTCCCGGCCATAGGCGGCGCCGAGCGAAGAGTAGTAATCGGTCTGACCGCCAAAGCCGCCGGGGGTGTTGGCCCACGGATCGTATTGCGCAGCGTTAGGGTTCCAGCCCATCGAGGCGTTGATCTGGTCGGCGCTCATGGCCGGCAGACCCATCGAGGCGCTGCCGCCAAAGTAGCCGCCGCCGCCAAATCCCATGTTGGGAATACCGCTGACATCGACCATGGCGCGCTCCTACACGGTGACAGCGAGGCGCTCGAACACGCCCGCGGTTGAGATCAATTCGATATCCGGCTTGGACTGTTGCGCCATCGTCACCTGCACGATCGGCGCATGGGAAAAACCGGTAACGCCGATTGAGACCCAGCCGGTGTTCCGAACGACAGGCGCCACGGCTACGCCACTGTCCCATCGGGCAGTGTCCCATAGGCCACTGTCCCAAAGGTCAAGCACGCCAGGGTCGGCGCCGGCCAATGGCGGCGTCGGTATCGTAATCACATAATCTGTGGTGCCGCCGAGTTGCGGCACGAAGGTCTCGCCGGCCCGCGCCAGGAACGAAGCACGCGCCTGCTTCCAGGTAATCGTCTGCGCGGGACTTTGAAAAACCTCCCAACCGCCGACAATGGTGCAGGTGTAGGGCAGCCCATTATCGTAGCCGGTTCGATCGGCCTGCATCACCTTGCCGGTCTGGGTCCCGAAAAACATATCGTCATTGAGCCTGATAAAGCAGGTCGCATCCCAGCCGGTAAACCTTGCCCAGGCGCCGGTGGCGGAATTGACGACAGCGCACCGTTGCTGCCCTGGCGCACCGCCGGGCCATGTAACGAAGATGCCGCCATAAGCATCCCAATTACACATCGTCCAGGCCCAGTTGCGCTTGGCCAGCACCTCCTCGCGCCACATCAGCCGGATGTTCTTGGTGACGGCTGCCAACTCAAGCTCGGCGCGATCTTTGGTGATGGCTCCTGATGTGGGGAGTATGCCCCCGACGCAAGCGACCAGCAGATCGCCGCCTATCGATAGGGTTGCGTTCTTCCCCATCGGCGGGCTCATGTCATAGCGGCCTTCCTGCTTCCAGCTGGCTGCAGAAGACGGGTCGCTGCCGGTGAACACGATGATCTCGCCGAGGTCTGTGCCAAACACCAGCTTGTCGTCAATACCGTCGCCGGCATCGATCGACCATGTCGCGCAATACATCAGTTTGCCGCCCTTGGTAGCGGCGCCAGACAGCGGGATCTGCAGCAGTGTGCCCTGGATGGCGTTGAGCGGCAGGTACCAGGCGTTCATCGAGCTGGCCTCGATGAAGAACCAGCGGTTGCGATACTTGCAGACGTGCGTCAGGTTCTTGCCGACCGAAACGGCATTGCCGGGGTAAGTCACCGTGCTGGCGTTGATCTCGCCGGCACTCAGTGTCGTCCATGTCGTGCCGTCAAACCGGATCGGGAAATCGCCAGCGTCGTTGACCGCGATCAGATAATCTCCGCTCTGGTTGGCGAGCTGTGAAGTCGAGTAGTTGCCATTGAGCTGCCCGCTCTTGATCAGCACCGGCGACGTGGTGGTGACGTCGTATATCTTGGCGTCATTGGCGACATACATCCGGCGATTGGTCGCTCCGCTGACGTAGCTGAACGCCGAGATGATCGGCGTCGCCTCCGGCAGTGTCGCCCACAATATGTGACCGCCACGGATGGCGGCGCCCTTCATCGTCGGCTTCCAGTTGTCCATGATCAGCGCCGCACCCGGCTTCATGTAGCTTTCGTTCTCGCTCAGGATCAGTCCGCGCGTCGGCGCCGGAAACGTCACCGTCTCCTGCTTGGTAGCGACCTGCTGGTCTACAGCCGCGCGGCGGAATGATTGGTGCTGGCTCATTGCGGCATCTGGAATGGATAGGAGGCTTGCACAACGGCCGCCATCGGTCGGCGGCCGATAATTATCGGCGCTGGCGTATCGCGACCGGCGATCGTGTTAAGTGCGTCGCCATAGGTCCCCATATCTTCGGCGTAAGCCGCACCCTTGTTGGCTTTCCATTGCCAGATCATCCCGAGCTTGAGCAGCCGCTCGTCGAGCGCGAAACTGTCGCCATCGGCCTGAAAACTGTCGCCGGCACCGCCTGACGCCAGCGTCACGCAGTTCTTATGCATGTAGGCGAAGTAGGCGGTGACGCCGACCGGCATGGTTGGCGCGATCAGCATCTGTCCGCCCAGCATCGTCCACTCGCCCCATGGCTGGTCGACCCAGGCAAGCGCACGACGGTTCAGCCACTGATCGGTATCGGGGATGAACGTCATCGGACACTGCGCCGATGTCGAGCGCCAGACGTTGCTCGTCAGCAGCAGACGCTTGAAATCGGCCGGCAGGTTGAAGCCGGTGGCGACACCGTTGCCGACAAAGGTTTGTGTCTTCCTGAATTTCGTCCAGTCGCGAAAGTCGTAGGCGATGCGCTGCGCCATCTCGTTGGCGAGAGACAGCATCTCCTGCATCGTTCTGTTGCCGGTGATGTTGGTGAACACGCTCTGCGGCACGGTAACGCCGACCGCGAGGCAGACATCCTTCACCACAGACAGGATTGTCATTGCCCAGGTTCCTTTTTAATCAGCGGCATCCAGCTGTTATTTTCATGCAGGTATTCGAGCAGGTTCGCAGGCAGGTCCTGTGTCGAATATAAATCGCCAGTGCCGCGCTCTGGCATAAACTGGTGTGCAGCGCGTGGTGCTCGCAGCAGTGCTGGAGATCCCTCTTCTGGTGCGAACTGCCAAGTGTTCTGTGCTGTAGGCGTAAAATAATTACGTGGATGGACTGTGCCGTCAGGCCAAACCTCCTGCTCTGTGAACTCGTGCGGCATATGTCGGCGCAATCCCTCTTCGGCTATACCGGGGACCCTGTCGGCACTGGTGGCGTGATAGACATAGTCCGGGTGGCTCTCCACCGCTCCGGTTACCCGTTTGAACGGACCCAACACCTGCTCCACCAATGCCTTTGCTATTTTGTCCCGCGTGCCCATCAGCTATGCCGCGCTGGCTTTCTCCGGTGCCGCGTCACGCGCCAGCCGCAACAAGTTCTTGCGGTTGAGCGTGCCGAGCGGTGCCTGTCCGGTGTTGGCGGTGATGTATTCGCGCAACTGCGGCAGATCCATCTCGTCGAATTCGTCATTCGGGCCGGGGACTTTTGCGGCCTTCAGCGCAGCGAGATCTTCCTGCATGAGCTGGTTCTGGATGCGTAGCGCCTCGAGTTCAGTCTGCAGCTGCGTGTTGACGGCGCCGCTCTGGGTGTCCTTGATATATTCCATGGCGGAATTCTTCATGTCCCTGCCGCCCGGCCCCAGGTTCTTCAGCTCCTGACCATCGATGCCGGCAAGCGCCTCCAACGTGTAGATATTCTGGGCACGCAACTCGGCGCGTCGAGCCTCGGTCAGGAAAGGAATGTATTGCAGCGGCGTACCGGCCTTGGTCTGGGTCGCGTGCGCCTTGAATTGCTGATACTGCCGCCGAAAACGCTCGGCATAGGTCACCTTTACCTGACTGCCGGTCAGCGGGTCTGTGGCCCAGTGCGAGAACGATGTCGCAGGGTGTGCGCTCCAGTTTTTGGAGCCTGGATAACGCAGCTCAACGACCTCTTCGTCGTTAAAAATCTGCCGGCCGGCAGCAAGCGATGCGGTCTCGTCAAGAACAGGAAAATCCCTGAAAATTGCGACGATGCTTTCGTCCGGATCTTTCATGGGCATGTGTCGTTGTCCTCTAAAAATGAAGGGACCGGAGCCGCTACCGCTCCCACAGCAGCGGCTCCGGTTTTTCGACAGGTCGGGTATCTAATCCACCCGCCGAAATCAGGAAGCCGGTGTCGGGTCGTACAACCGCCAGTTGAACAGTGGGTTGGTCATCGTCAGCTCACCCATCCAGCCGATGAACTGAGCGATGGCATCTTTATCAATTGGCATCTGGCCGTCACCGTCGAACAGCTTGTCGAAGTTTCGGCTGGCATTGTAGCGAATACGGAACGTGTCAGTGTTAAGACCGAACGTTGTATCGTTTGGCATGTTGCTGCCGATGCCACCATCGAGCACGATCTCTGCCCGCTTGCCGCCGCCGATATATTCGAGCGCCGAGAAGCCAAGTTTGCCGAGTGACGTTTCGTTGCTCTGTCGCTGGATGACAGACGTGGCGCTGTCATACATCGCATAGTGCTCCGGCGACATGATCAGCAGATCGGCATAGTCCTTGCCACGGCTCGATTTGGTCATGACGAAGTTGAGGATTTGCCTGACGTTACCCGACGCACCACCCGTCATCTGGGTGAAGGCAGGGGTCATCAATCCACCAAGGGACGTGTGGATGTTGTAGCTCTTGGTTTGCCAGATCGCGTTAAGCGCACGATCGATACCGCCATACACGCCAGTATTGACCGTGATCGGCACCGCGGTGGCGAGGCCCGTCAATTGTTTGCCGCCGTTGCCGGAGCCATCGCTGTAGAGCGCCAGATCCATGGCGTCCTCAAGCGCACGCTCGGCGGCCTCCATGTAGGCGTCGTAGACGTCCATCAGCTGGGCGTCGCCCTGGTTGTTGAGGATCTCCTGCATCGAGAGCACGACCGGCACGACGACTTGCTTGGGGTCGTAGAACGCGTCGTTAAATAAATCGATTGCCGGGTTCAGTAGCTGATCGTAGCCGTTGTACCACTGCGCGACATTTTTGGAGACCTGAAGCGTCTGCCGGATCTTCGGCCCGCTATAAGTCTGCCAGAGACCCTTGCGGCGCATCACCGCCAGCATCGCGTTGTTGTTGCTGACGAGGTCCTGGTAGGATGACGATCGGTCCTCGATCGCCATCGAGAGCATCTGCTGATAGGCGGCATTGGTTGTTACGTTGGGCACGGCGGCCTCTCCATCAATTAGGGTTCAGAGTTTAAGCGCCACCGCGAACGCGCTTGACCGCGTTCTCAATGGCCTCACGTCTGCCGACTGGTTTTTCTGAACGCCGAGGAGCTGCTTGCGCAGTGCCGCCGGGGGAGCCGGAGATGGACCTGTCAGCGGGTCGGGTCTGAGCCGATGGGGTGATGCCGCGGGTCTGAGCCGCTTGGGTGGCCGGAGCTAACAGCTCGGCCCTTCGGTACGCGGTCGGCAAATCAAATCCGAGATCCAGCTCGGCCTTGATCTGAGCACCCAGTTCGTCGAAGCGCGGGTGACTGTCCGCGAATTGATCGACTTGGGAGCGCGTGTACGAGAATTGTTGCGCAGTATGCATCTGGTTCAGGGCATGCTCAAGCCCCGAAATCTTCTGATGAAGGGCGCCGATCTGCTGGCTGGCAGCGTTTTGGGTGTTACCCATCTGCAGCTGCTTGAGCTGCTCCGGTGACTGGCTCAGGACGTGATAGGCGATATCGCGCAGCCCGATCCTGGAGCCGTCGGGCGCCTTCAGGCCCAAGTTGTTGACGATGACGTCGAGGCCTCCAACCACGTCGGAGCGCAGTTTCTGCTCCATGCTGGTGTAGTTGGTCAGCGCCCGCTCCAGCGTGGTGCCGTGCTGCTGCGCCATCTGGTGAAAGCGCGCGATCGGCTGGAAGGCGTCGGCGATCGGCTTGAGCTGGTTATAGGCGTTGCCGAATTCCTGATGCATGCGGTGGATCTCGCCGCGCACCGGCTCCGGTGTCGACGCCCAGACCGCCTTGGCGTGATCGGCCATGCGCTGCGGCGGATCGCGGAACGGGGTGTTTTCGGGAAGGGTAGGATGCGGCGCCGCCGGCCGGGTTCCGTCCATACCCTTCGCCGCGGTCGCGTTCTGTTCTTTGTCTACGAATTCAGAATTCGTAGACTGCCGCGGCGCGAACCGCCCCTTGTCGCGCGGCTGCTCGTCGGGACGCTTCTTTAGATCAATCTTTTCAGTAGGTTCTGGCGGGTTGTTGTGGCCGGCTTTGGCCTCGGCCGGTAATGCCTTCGCTTTATCGGCCGATTTATCGGCTATTCCCGGACGCGGCTTGTTGGCGCGATCGAACGCAGCCTGGATCGCCTCGCGCCGGGATGGCGGCGACTTGTCAGGCGCCTGATTGCTGACCGGGTTGGGGCTGGAAATTTGATTGGTGTCAAGCGAAACCTCTGAGAGGTTTGCGGAAGCCTGAGAGGTTTGCGGAGAGGTTGGCGGTGAGGATGACGGTGGGGCTACTGGAGCGGATTGGTCGGTCATAACGGTCTCCGTGGCCGGGCTGAACCGGCTGGGTTACCGGTCTACTGGACCGGAAACAGAGATACCCGTTACGGACGTCCCGGCCGGTGGCCGGCCTTGTATTTCTCGATCGCGGTTTTAATCGAACGCTGGCGCGCCTCCTTGGCAGAGCGTTCGCTGCTGGCGCGTGTTGTCTTCGGTTTCAGCTTTTCCGTTCCTACTTCGGTCAGACCCAGGGAGCGGCCGACTGCCCGAAACTTGCTTTTGCTGGTGTAGAATTTACCGTCAACCTGCTCGGTCGGTTCCATGATGTCAGAGATGACGTAAGGCAGCGGCAAATCGCCCCGCTTGGGTGGTTCAGCCTGAGTGACGAAGGCCCATGTGGCCGGGCCGGTCTGCATGTAAAGCCTCACGGCGATCCTCTTACCGTTTCTTTTTCTTTACTGAAACCGTTGTCTTGCTGACATGCATCGACTTGAACTCGCCCTCCTCCTCGGCCTGCTCGATCTCGTCCTCCAGATCGTCAGGATCCGCCATGTCCGGCTCCGCGACCTCGGTTGCTGCTTCAGCGGCCGGCAGGAACGTGAAATCAACTTCGTTGGACTGCTGGCCTCCGTTGAAGACGCTAACCTTGACGGTATCCGGACCCTTCCAGACGTCCATGTTGACGCCGGTCGAAACCGTGCCGTCCTCTTCCAGCGTTGTCGGTTCGCCGTGACCGGCGAACACGATCATGGTGCCGGCGTCAAAGGCTTCGCCAGTCACATACAGCGTAAAGCTGGGGTCGCCGATCGTGGCCTCGGTAGGCTCGATCGACACGATCTCCGGGACCGCCAACAACACCGGCGGCTCGTTGATGCTTGGATGGCTGAAATTAAACAGCCGTGAACTATGAGGTTCGTTGATTGATCGGACACTCATGTCATTGTCCAGTTGGTCGCGTTGGATGTGATGCCGGAGCTGCCATTGGTGACCGTGATCGGATAGGTGCCGGCACTGGTTCGCTTAACCGCATTGGTCACCGTCAACGAAGTCGAACTGACATAGTTGGTGTTCTGCGGCACGCCGTTGATGTTAACGATGCTGGTGCGGTCGAAGTTGGTGCCGGGCACCGTCAGCACCACAGCGCCACCATTGGCGACGTTGTTGGGAGCAGATGGCGTGGCTACCGTGGTCGGCGTCAGCGGCGTGGTAGGCGACAGGCTCGATGCGTGACTGGCATTTGGGCCAGCCGCCCTGATAGCCGCCGTCATGGCTGGCCCCACACCCACCATCTTGAGCTGCCCCAGATTGCTCGGGTTGGAGCTGGTGGCCGTCACTGAGGTCTCGGCTCCGAGCTGCTCGTGATCGACGGACGTGCCGCCTACCGCAAGCGCAGCCTTCTTGGCCGCGAACGTGATCGCCGTTGGCCACGTCGTGACGCTGCTGTCCTCGTTGATGGTGCTGCTGTTGCTACCGCCCAAAGTTGCACACGGCAACGCCCTGGCGGGTCCGTCGTCGTAGAACGGCGCATTGAGCCAGTTGGTCGGAGGATCCGTCACGTTGGCGGCCCAAGTCGCCGGATTTGGCGGTGTCGAGCCGGAGTTGACGAAATTTGTCGGCGGCGTCGGGTTTGGATTAGTAACCGTCAATGCATTCTGTGCCATGTTGGCTCCTTACCAGCGGTTGATGACTACGCGTCTTCCAAAAGTCAGAACACCTGGGAGCCCTTGCAGCTCCGTATAGGCGTCGATGCGTGCCGCGTCGGGAGCTTCGGTCGCGGCCAGAATACCAGTAACTTGAGACAGGACAAGGTTCCCGACGATCAGCGCGGTGTCCGGGGCCTCGGTCGCGGCTAATGTTCCGGTGACAGCTGCCGTCGTCACCGTGCCGTTGAACAGGATGGCGTCCTGGGCCTCGGTCGCGGCCAGGATTGCATTCCAGGCGGCCGTGCCTGATAGCGCCGCGGTATCCGTGGCCTCCGTCGCCGCCAGCGTAGTATTCCACGCGATAGTTCCGGCGATAGCCGCGACATCAGGCGCTTCGGTCGCCGCCAGCGTGCCGATCGTGCCGGTGACGCTGCCGTTGATGACAGCGGTGTCTGGAGCTTCAGTGGTGATCAGCGAGCCGCTAACGCCTGCGCCAGCGAGCGAGCCGCTGAACGCCGCGGTATCCAGTCCTTCGGTCGCCGCCAGCGTGCCGGTGCCAAAGATACCGCCATTGATCAGCGCGGTGTCGGCGGTCTCAGTGGCCGCCAGCGTACCAGTGCCGTAGATGCCACCGGCCAGCGCCACGGTATCCGTGGCCTCCGTCGCCGCCAGCGTGCCATTCCAGGCGGTCGTGCCGTTGATAACCGCGGTATCTGCGGCTTCGGTCGCTGCCAGCGTGCCAGTCCAGGCGACATTGCCGTTGATGACCGCGGTGTCGGGCGTTTCGGTTACCGCCAGCGTGCCGGTAACTGGCAGCAGCAAATTTCCGGTGATGGAAGCGAGATCGGCGGTTTCAGTCGCCGCCAGGGTGCCGAGCCATTCAGTGCGGCCGTTAATGACCGCGGTATCGGGCGCCTCGGTAGCAGCTAGCGTCCCCGACACAGCACCGGCCGCCGCCACCACCCTCCTATAGAGAGGGAGCTTCAGCTTGTTATTCGGGAATACCCTGCCGTGACGCGCCACAGCGTGCCCTCAAGTTAGATGTCGAGGATCACATAACAGTAGCAGTTTACTGCAGCCGCAAACGTCACCCGGATGCGGCCGAACTTACCCGCCTGCAGCACCGGCTCGCGGCCGAGCGGGTACTGGAACTGGTAGCCCTGCGTGGTGGGGCTAAGAAACTGCGGCCCGCTCAGATTGCGCACCGCCGTGATGGTACCTTCCGCCGTCGCGGTGTAGCCGGTCGTAGTGGTGCTGCACTGGATCAAATTGGTGGTCGGGTTGCCGCCAGCCATCGCCATCGCATCCCATTTGGTGATGCTGTTGACGTCAGACGCCGTCACCGTCGCCGCGACATCGGTTTCGATCAGCTCGACCTTGCCGGGCGCTGCCGCCGCGAAGGCATCGAACGAGATGCCCCACTCCATGATTTTGGCCGCCGCGGTCGCGGACGGAACGAATTGCAGCATGGTCTTGATGGCGGTCCCTGTCGTGACCATGGCGAACGCCGCCGTGGTCTGCATCGGGCCGTTGGGAATGAGATATGCGGGCATGTCAGGGCCTCCTTACCAATAGGCGGCGCGACGCACCGCTTGTGAATTTAAAACCTTCTTGGCCGTAAGCGTCCCGCCACCACCGCCGCCCGCCAGCGGGATGCCGACGAAGACGTGGTTATTGCTGTCGCCGGTTCCGGTCGTGAACGTCGTCGTTCCCGTCGTCGACCGCAGCAAAACCACCGTGCTGCGATAGTCGCCGGTAGAAGCGATGTTCACCCCGCCCGCCGGGCTGGTGGTGATGCTGTTATTCTGCCAGTCGCCCCAGTTTCCGATCAGGAAGCAGTCCGGCGTCACGTTGACATAGGTCGGCGGGTAGCTGGCCTGCGTTTTCGGCGTGTTGGCGTCCCATACCAGACTGCTTTGGCCGGAGCCGGAGACGCCGAACGCGGTCGAGCTGATATAGCTCGTCACGTTCGCCGTCAGGGTAATGACTTCCGACGCCAGCGTGCCGGTCGAGAACTTGGCCCAGATCGAGCTTTCCTGGTTGGAGCCGTTGACCAGAAGGGCGATGCGGGTGAACGAACCCAGCGAACTGCCGACGACGGTCTGGACGTTGCCGAGCACGACATCGGCCGAGTTGGCGCCGACGGCGACGATGATGTAATCGTTGGCCTGCGTCGTGGTCAGCGAAGACAACACAACGGTGGTGCTGGTGGCCGAGGCCGAAACGGAGCCATCAACCGCCATCGCCATCGTAGGGTTATCCTACTTTCTGAGTGATCGTGGTCGCATCGGCGGTCTGGAACGTGCCCTTCATCGATCCGATCGCACCGTTGCAAAGATCGAAAACCGTCTGCCCCTTGCCCTGCGGCACGCCGAACTGGGTTTCGAGCGGCGTGAAGTCGGTACCGTTGTTGAGATGCGTCATCTTGTCGAGCGATTGCGCCAGCTGGTCCTGCGCCGCGCGCAGGGTTCTAATAGCGCCGAGCAGTAGCTGCGCTTGCGGCGCGTTTGGATTGAGCTGGATAAAGTCATTGGTCGCAGCCATGTCGGCTCCTATGAATGGGTGAGGGTGGCCGCCGTAATCGTCACTGCCTGGCCGTTGGTGATCGAGGTCGAGTTGAGAATGACGTCAGTGCCCGAAGTGCCGACGGTGAGGCCGTCGCAGATCATGGTGCCGGCGTTGTTGCGCAGCTCGGCCTTGGCCGCCGTCTGCGTGCCGGCGCCGCTGGCGTTGGCCGTCAGCCCGCCGCCGGTGCAGTCGATCGTGAATACGTTACCCGATACCGATCCCGGCGTCGTCTTCATCGGGATCGTCGCCAGCACGCCAGTGGCGCCTGACAGCGAGGCGGTGCCGATCACGATCTGGCCGGCGGTGAAGGAGCCGGTGGCGGCGCCCAGGGTCTTGCTGCCGACCAAGTCGCAAACCGATTGCATGCGCGCGGTCTTGAGAGCTGCGGTGTAATTAACGGCCATTGCTTTCTCCTCCGGTTAATCCTGACGCGCCAAGGCGCCCATTGGGTTGCGACGCAGATACTCTGCGGCGGTATCTTGCCACTGCGGCGTGACCTTCTGACCCATGTGCTCGCCCTTCAGGCCGGTCAGCCAGATCTTGCCAACTGCACTGGGGTCGCGCTGTGCCACCTTGGCGGCGAAGTCGGGCCACAGGATCTCTTGCGGCAGCGCCGGCATCCCTCCGGTGTATTCGCCGCGCAGCTTTGACCGATAGGTGTAATGCGGCGCCAGACCGAAGCCGGTCGAGCCGTGCTCGACGTCGCCTGTCATCTTGCCGATCGACTGGCCGCCGGAATAGGTCGGCGTATTCACCAGATCGGGGTGCGTCACCGCCAGCCGCGCCTGCTCGACGTCGGGGAAGCCGGCATCGCGCGCCTCGCGCGAGTTCATAGTCTTGATGAACTGGTCGCGGAATGACATCGACTTGTCACGCAGATAGGGCTGCAGCACTCGCGACTTGACGCCTGGGAATTCAGGGTCGATGTCCCGCATCCGGTTGTCGAATTTCTCGGCGGCAGTTTTCGAGATGTCTTTCGTTATGTTGCCGCGCTCGTCCCGCAGCAATTGCGAAACCGTGTCGCTCATGTGATGCGAGGCATCGACCGAAAATGGCGTCATCGAGGTGTAGGCGCCGTAGACGTCGCCAGTGCCCTCCTCCTGCATGCGCTTGACGCGACCGGCAATAGCCGAGCTTGGCGACTTGTCGGAGCCCCAGACCACGTTCTGCTTCTGCCACTCCGGCATGAACTCGTAACCGCCCTGCATCCATGTTGGGCTGTACAATTCTTTCTCGCCGACATGCGTCAACAGCTTGCCTGACGCCGACCGATCGCCCACCAGCGGCGTCAGCCAGGATCCTACCGGAAGGTCGTGCGGCTGGATCGCCCGCTCCTCGATCGCCTTGGTCGATACCAGACGGTTCTGCCTGGCGAGGTTCTCGATGGTGTCGCCAACCGCAATGCGGTTGAACGGATACTTGACCAGCTTCGCCTCGGCGTCGCTCGGCTCGGCCACAGCGCCAATTGCGCCAGCCGCTACTCTCGCTGCCGGCCCCAGGATACGCCCCATGCCACCCGTCGCCACGGTGAGGCCGATGTCGAGCGGCGAGGTCGGGATCAAGGCATCGGACGCGAACGTGCTGGCGACGTCGGCGGCACGGTTCACGGCAGGCAGACCGCGAGAGAACGTGCCGCCGTCGCCGACCACAGGCGCGCCCACGTCTGGTAACGCCTTCGGCGGTCGTGGTGTCGGCCACGAACCGACCTGCGGCGCGTAGCTCTCAGGACGCACCGCGGCCTGTGCCGCCCAGTCGGGTAGCCGCGGCGGCGGCGCCTGCGGCTCGGGCTGCGGGCCGTACAGCATGCTGTATTCGTCAAGCGCGGCGAGGCTGCCCATGCTCATGGCGCCACCCCGTACTGATCCTGAGAGGCGAGGCTCCCCATCGTGCCGGCGCCGATCGCTCCCGGCACGGCATACTTCTTGGTGATATCGATGATCGAGGGATCGAACACGACGTAATTGCTGGAGACTGGCGTTTGTTTCAATCGGGCTAATTCTTCTTCCCACGCGCCATATGATGGCCGCCCGGTGTTCTGCCGCAGCACATTCTCGGCGTTGGTAATATCAGCCGCATGTTGCCGCGATCCCTGGTCGAGATACTTGATGCCGGGGATGCCTGCCTCGTTCAGCGCAGCACTTGCTCTTGCAGGATCACGGTAACCATTCATTAAAGTGTAGGCGTCACTCCCACTTATATCCGCCGGGATGTTGCCTCCGTACACTGCTTCTGCCTTACGTCGTATCGGTCCCTTCATTTCATCCATGCTGCGCGGATTAGCTCTGATGATGTCAGCAATATTCTGCTGCTTCC